GGAGATTAACAAAATTATCACCTTAGATTGGGAGGTCGCAAATCGCATCTATATTGGCCCTGGCCAAGCTACTACTTATGGTAGCGCAACCAGTGATCCTTTAGATAAGTTTGACCAGCAATGCTGGGCTTACCCTAATAGAGGATACAGACCTGAGGAATTCTTCTGTACAGATGTCGCGGGTTACATCAAGCGTAAATCGTGTGGTGTAGCACCGGACAAAATCTTACAGGTTCCAAAGAACTGTACGGTCAATAGAACGATAGGCGTGGGCACTGTTGTTGGGATTGCATCCCAGCATGTCTGCGGACAATATATCCGTAGATGTATGCAGCGCCACGGTATAGATCTTCGGGTTCTAGCTGATGAGCATAAGGAAATCGCCTGGTTAGGTTCCGTTAAGGACCGATATCAGACAATTGATTTCTCGATGGCCTCAGATTCGTTATCCGTGGGTTTAATATCGCGCCTCTTAGGAGGCAAACATTCAAGCTACAGGGTGCGTACCTTATATAAGAAGTTACTAAACTGTAGAGCAGCCCAATACGAAATCGCCGGCAAAACCTTTGACTATTATAAACATAGTGCTATGGGAAATGCCTCCACGTTCGAGTTAGAGACTTTGGTCTTTATGGCGTTAGGCCGTGCTATCACTAAGATGCATTACCTGAAATACTTTAAATGGTATTTCGTACACCGTCATAAACCTCGTCTTGCAACTTCCTATGGGGACGATCTAATCTTAGATCTACTCGTTACGGAAGGTACCAAAACGTGGGTTGTTAGCCTTTTGGCTCATGTTGGACTCCAGGTTAATGAAGAAAAATCATTCTTCTCTGGTGACTTTCGTGAGTCATGTGGTGGCGACTATAGATTGGGTCGAAACATAAGGGGTTTGTATCTCCACAAGACTGTGGTTCGCATTCCCGATGTCATCCGTACTTTTAACTTCTTTCACGTTTGTCATGGGGTTCCGTTAAGGGACCTTCTGGCAAGGGAAGCATTTGCTCAGGCCTATGATTATTACCAGTTGAAGTTTCTCCATGGTGGAGAAGCAGGTAATATCGACCCGTTCAAACCAATTTTATATGACAGTATCCTTATGATGGATGACCTTAACGGTCAAAGATCTTTCGGGTATATCATACGTAAATTGAAGCAACCTTATGATAAGGAGTGTATAAGCTTAGATGATGTCTTTATGTTTCTTGACTCAGGATCGTTTGATCCTGATTTCACCCCTAGATTCCGCCCTGGAGTGTATGTTAAAGGTAGTGATAGATCAAGC